TATCAATTATGTTATAGTCCATTACAGCGATTCAGTGTTACAAAATTATACTACAAATCTAGACAAAGAAAACCCCCTAGGGGTTAACCTAGAGGGTAATTGTTTAGATAGGGCTAGAATAGTTCGGGATATGCTTCTTGAATCACGTCATAGGCTTTTGCCTCCCGTTCCCCTCGATTTGCTACTTCAGCCATCTGCTGGTAAAACATTTTACGCTGACTTTTACTATAAAGCTTGGGCCGCTTGATTTTTTCGCATTTTTCACGGAAATAAGACAGACGCACACCATACATAAACTCTTCATGGTTGTCAACGTCACTGGTTTCAATGTACTGGGGGTTAAAGGTTTTAGGGTCTATAGGTAAAGACATGATTAAATCTTTGACTTTCTCATAATCAACCCGTAACCGCTCTTCCCGTACCTCTACCGCTTTGCCTAGGCCGTGCGCCTCTTCAACCCGGTTTAACAGGTTTTCTTTGGCACTGGCACGTAATAAGGCAATGCTAGGCTTGTGACCTAGCTCAGCCCAGTAGCCATAAATTTCACTGATGGTATCTACTGGATAAGCAGGGAATTTACGCTTTGCACCTTGCCCTATAACAACGGTAACCAGAACTTTGCAGAAACTGTGCTCAGGATAGGCTTTAAAAAAGTCTCGCACGTTTTGGTCGGTACGATTCAAGCCTTTAGCAATGGAACCAGTAGTGATGAAACAGTTTCCCTCGCTGTCTGAGAAAGTATCAAGCTCAATTCCAGCATAAGTTAGTTTAACGTGTTTGTACACTGTATATTCCTCGTATTTGGTTGTCTATGTGCAGTATAGCAGTTTCTTTGTTTTCTGCTATTGTGTCTATCATAGCTCACGGTTTTAGAAAGTGTCTATACTACTTTGCTAAAATCGCTGTAATTTTTGGCTGAAAATTTGAGCCTATTTTATTTTTTCAATTTCTTGGTTGTTCAAACTCCTTTTACCTGGTACTTTGAGCCTATTTTATTTTCTCAATTCCCCTGTAGTTCAAATGTACTATCAATTATGTTATAGTCCATTACAGCGATTCAGTGTTACAAAATTATACTACAAATCTAGACAAAGAAAAGCCCCGTAGCCGTGCCTCTCTTGAGCCTCTTCAACCCGGTGTAGCACTAGCAGCCAGTTGTCTACTATCCCTACTTGCCTAGTTTTACAACTTAGCGGAGTCTAGAGAAGTGTTCTACCTACCTACCTATTGTCTAGCGATAGCAATTACCGTCACGGTCAGCGTAATTCACTGATTAACCACACCTGAATTCATACAAGGTCAGATGCTAGGTATATCTATGAAAGTGATTCAAATCACACACATTTATATAATAATGTGTTATGTGCTATAATTTTAACTAGAACACAAGTAGAGAGCAGCTATGAAAATAGACTATGACCGTGTCAATCTAGCCGCCAATGCCCTTTCCCTGCGTATAACAGAGAGAGTAGACAACGGAGAATTCATAGACTACCCATACCTAGCGTGGCTCATAACCAAACTAGAAACCGAAGGGGTAATCAACTTAGACCTCAAGCGGAAACTGGGTAAAAAAGAAAATCCATTTGCCAAAGCAGTATGTGCCAAAGAGTACCTAGGTGAGAGTACCTTCACCTCTATTGTCAGAAAACCGCTAGGCGTGTGGAATAAGTGTATATTCGATTATCTGGGCATAGCTGTATTTGCTGCGGCCTATCAGTTATTTAGCCGTCACATCACAAGATGGTATTGTTCCAGATTCAATATAGACCCCGAACTAATGAAAGACTTTAACCGGGATGAGTTTCTGGAGACCATAAATTTAGCCTGGGTGGGTAGCATACTGGGTAAACCACAATAGACAGGATGTAAAGACACTATGCTAGAAGAAATTTATAAGCTAAAGATAGGTGACCGTCTAAATGAAGAGCAGACAAAATGGCTATTAGAGAAGATGTCTAAAATTTCTAGGTATCGCAAGCTAGCTCTTACTATAGACTACTTCAAGATGTGTTATTATAGGAAGTATGGTAGGGTTCATAAAATGATTTATGCCTTCCGTCATGGGAAGAGCTACAGCGGTATACCTATCCCTAAGAACCAACTCAGGTGTAACAAGAACCCTAGGACACGATTATATGAGAGGTTAAGGAAACAAATTAGTTATCAAGTTGAGAAACTAAGGAAACCAGGGTATCATTTAGACCATGTCTATCCTTTCTCTAGGATAGTAGATGATTGGTTAGAGGAAAGGGGTTTAACTGTACCCAGAGTTCGTAGCTACCACTATAAGGACTTCTGTGAGTACCATGAGAGGGTAGCCGAATACCAATACCTAACTCCACAAGAAAACATGAGTAAAGGAAACAAAGTCCATGACAATACCATTTCACAATATTTACAAAGCTAAACACTCTTCCATTAAAAAGGATTTAGAGGATAGAGGACTTCAGTCTACTGGAGATTTAAACACTGATAGACGGATTTTACAGCGCTCCCAAATTAGTATGATAGGGGGTGGTAAGATATACACCTGGGATGAAGTAGATAAAATTGAAAACCAGCGGGTTTTGATTACCCTTTATGAAAACGGCAGTCTTCTAGGTACGATGACAGTGTCTACTGTAAAAGCCCTTTATGGGATTGAGGGTTAAAAATGGATTCCACTATAGAAGACTATGTAAATGGTAAGCTACCTCGAGCTAGGTCACGGAATATCGCTACCCAGCTTCAGATACTAAATCTCCCTTCTAAAGGAGACCTAGAGCAGGATAAGGTTCAAATTATCCAATTCTTTATAGATGAGTTTAGAAGTAGTCTAATACGTAGCTATGGTACGTCCTTGACTCATAGGATTAAGTATGGTAAACTCCATTCCAAGTTCTATAAAGACGGGTCAAAGCCTATACCCTGCTATCTAAAGGGGTCTGATTCAGAGATAGAGCAGATTGTACACAACCCTATACAGGTAATAAGAAAATGAAACAATGTCCAGTATGTCAGGTAAAGATGGGGCCACGGGGAGAGGTCTATTTTTCTCATGGTAAGCAAGGTACCCGGGCTAGATTACATGCTAGAGTTTGTCAGTACGCTAGCCGTCCAGGGTGTATCAATGAATTCGAGGGTGAGATTCCTGAAAAAGATTTTTACAGACCCCTTGACACTTTGAATATTAATCTGCTAGACTAATAGTATTCCAAACAAAGGAGAAAAGGATTATGCAACTATCAGTTCACTCATTGCGTGGGTTAGCGGGTCGGAAGTACGATAAGGACGGCTATAACCAAATTGAGTTAACCAGTCTCGATAGTGGTCTAGCTGAGAAGTTTACTGAAGCCTATATGGCTATTAGTGATACACCCCCTATCCATGCCCCGTTTACAGTCCGGGTAAGCGATGGTTTCTTTGAGGATATTTCAGTATCATTACTCTGTAAGCGTCCTGACGGTACATATCAGGTAACTTGGGGAACCCCAGATGAATGGTTACAGGTTGAGCTAGATGAGATTGAATTTGATGTTCTGGACGTTGGTGAGGATGTACCTGAAATTGTAGCCTATATTAAAGGTCATCCAGATGTCACCTTCAAAGTCTACCGAGAGGATTTAAATAAGAATAAATTCTCAGTTAAGGGGATTGAGGATAATATTGGAACTCTGAAACAATCCCAACGTAAACTCAAATTGAAAGATTTGGAGATTGGCTTATCTTACCAGATTGTTTCATATTTCCCAGATAAGTATGGATACACTCTTACTTTAAGAGTACCTGACAGTGACAAAGACATTCAATCCTATTCTAATGGGGCAATTAATAAAGCCATTAAAAATGGGTTGTTAAAAGAGGGTGACTCATTCACTGTGTTAGACCATGAGCAATGCGAGATGGGTACTATTGTTAAAGTAGCGTTTCGTCCTGTAGTTTAAACCATTATAGGGCTAGGCGTTAAGCCTAGCCTTTTAGTCAAATGAGAATAGTAATCGAAGGTATCGATGGCGCAGGGAAAACTTCACTAGCTAAAAGGCTATTAACGAATCATAGAACATCTTTGATGTATATCCACTATCCTGTCAATATTGACTTTAGCCTAGAGGGAATTAAATTCCATCAGGCAGTAAAACAGGATATGATAGACCATCAAGCCCCGGATAACTGCATTATAGACAGGTATTGGCAAAGCTCCTATGCTTACGGTATGCCGTCTTACATGCTAAAAGATTTAAAGCAAGCCATTAACTTGGATACTTACAACATTTTTCTAGATGTATCCCCAGTTAACGCTTATCAACGATGCATGGATAATAAGGGTAAGACCTCACGATGGGATATAATGTCAATTCAAGAGAGGGCTAAGCTCCGTGAAAGATATCTTGAATTAGATTGCTGGCATTGTATAATTGATGCCAACCAATCTTTTGATTCAGTCCTACACAGTTATTTCAATAGCTTTAGAGTATGACAGTACCTGAAATAAAAGAAAAACAAGCAGAAAATAAGACCTATTTACCAGTACCATGTGAAGTGACTTCTGAGAACTCTGGATATCAGTATGTCCTACCTTACACAGAGCCAGGACAAACCGAGAGCTTAGTAGGTAGTCCATCGGACATGTCTAGGGTTCCGCCGGAAGTGATGGCAGGTTTTATGTTAGATGTAAACAGAAATTGGTGGTGTATTCAGGACAGGTTAGAGCGGAATGGGTTTCATATAAATCTAGATGACTGCTCAGTAGTAAAGATTGCACCTCCGGAATACCCTAAAGGTATTCAGCCTGACAGTAACCAGTTAATTTACCAGCCACTGCACAAGTTTGGTGCTGAGGTTAGAAGGCAGTTGATTGGTGTTTTAGCTGATGACCGTGATGTCTTTTGCAACCCCTATCAGGTTGAGATAACCCGTGGTTTGTATAACCCTGACAACAATCTATTTAAACTAAAGGCACTCGCTGAGCAAGTAAAACTGTGGACTGACCCAGATAAAAGGGAAGGTGAAATCAACTACCGAGGGGAAGTAGGTAAAGCAACTCGGGCTATGATACCCCGCGCAGACCAATTCTGTGAACAAATTCGGAAACTAAGTTTTGGTGACATCTTTACCATTTTCCAAGGCTCTGAACTAGAGAGATTTAAGCTTGCCCTGGGGCGTTCCTGTGTTGGACAGACTGGAAGTATAGACCCGTTTACCGGAGAAAAGCTAATTCATACCTACCGGCTCATAAACGTTATCGATGGGCAGTTTGCTGGTCAGGGAAAATCTACTCTCATGAGGTATCTGATTGACGCCTTAAGGATGGTAGGGTTTAATATAGCAGACTCAGCCCCACCGTTGAACTCCAGATTTAATTTAGCTGGGCCTCTGGGTTCTGATATACTTTTTAGAGATGACACTACTACCGATGACCTAGCTAAAGAGGTAGCTACATCCTTAGCTAAGATTATGGCTACAGGTGGAACAGTGGCTACAGAGGAGAAAGGGAAAGATGCTGAAAGTACCCGATGTACCGCCGCTGTAATTTGTCTAGCCAACCGTCTTGACCAGAGATTCTTTTGGGGGTTAGATGATGGTTCGCGTAGCCGGGTATCTATAATTGAGACAGTACCTGAGGGTTCTATCCCTTCTAACAAACTCCCCCTAGAATGGATTCCCAGCCTATCAAAAGAGCTAGGTGTAGATACAGAGGCTATTATGCTATGGGCATGCCGATTAGCAGTTGATGAGTTCCTAAAATATACTGGTAATAATGCCTATGACCTAGAAGACCGTTGTAAGTCCCTCGAATCAGCAGGGAATAAAACAAATGCAGACCCATTGGATGGCATACTAGCGAGTATAGTGATAGGGTACAAGCTAGCTAACCCTGATAAGAGTGTTCCCCGTAAGATTAATACTAATATTCTGGCTGAGGCACTGCTAGTTATGGCTAGGTTGAAGCAAGATGAACACTATCAAGCGGTATCTGTTGCCCTATTAGACACTCTAGATACCCTAGATGGTCACTTAGTAGTCCCGGCATGGCATCCAGTACAAGGGCTGAAACGGGTCGACCCGGCTAGTATTCAATTAGCCTATGATATCGCTGCAAATCAGTCCCGCGCTGTCAATCCTAACGAAAAGATTAAATTAATTTTCAGCAGCTTATCACTAGAGGATGGTAACCAGTGCCAGGGTTCCCCGGGGACTATCCGTCCTAGATTTAACAGTCTAGTTAGCAATGAGTTCACCTTTAACCGGTTGATGTCCCTGTATGACAAAATTAAGCACGCAGTCCCTAGTACTAAGCCTATGATGCCTACTACTGTGGACTATAGCACAGATTTGTTCTGGAATCTCTAGCCTTGTGCCAGTTAGAAAAGTGTCACAACCCCCTTGCACAGATTAGCAGACTGAGTTACTATAGGAGTATAGAGAGCAAGGGAGCTTTCAACCCTCCCCCTCTATACTTGAACAAACAAATTTAGGAGTTTCCCATGGTTCAACAAAAATGGCTTGAGCAACGGTTTGACCAAATGTTCACCAAGTTTGACCAGTTCGAGCAGAAAATTGAGGCTCAGTCTCAAGATATTAAATCCCTGAAGACTGACCTAAAAGAACAAAAAGTCATTAACAAAGAACAACAAGCCGTTATTAAAGAGTTAACCACCAAAGTTCAAGAGCAAGGAATTATCATTCAAGAGTTAACAGCCAAAGTAGCAACCCTAGCAGCTAAAATCGAAACTCTAGCAGCTAAAGTCGAAACTCTAGAAGCTAAAGTTGAGATAATTTGCAACCAGTTGAAAACTATAGCCCCATTATTCCGTCATCCTCTAGAGTCAGATAACAGCTTACTGCTAGACCCTGACTATAAGGAAGAGTTACGGGACACACTTGATGAAATAGAATTCCACAGTGCTAATGACATTGTAACAAGCTTGCCAGAGTATGAAGAAATCCTTGGCAACTACAAAAATGCTCATGGTTTAGCAAGTGGTTCTGGAAAAGCCCTATCGGGTTTCTATGTCCAAGTTTTAGGATACAAACCTCGTAAGATTCAGTATAAAGCTGGATATCACAAGGACATTGAGAAGCCTATCTATGACTGTGTAAGCAAACTATACCAAGCAGGGGTCTCATAGATAGTCTCTAGCTTTGTGACAGTCTGTAAACTGTCACATTGTCTAGAGAATCAACCTAGCCCATGCTATGATAGTTGTATAAACACCAATCGGAGAAATAACATGGTATCACAGAAATGGCTTGAGCAACGATTTGACCAAATGTTCACCATGATTGAGGCTCAGTCTCAAGATATTAAATCCCTGAAGACTGACCTAAAAGAACAAAAAGTCATTAACAAAGAACAACAAGCCGTTATTAAAGAGTTAACCACCAAAGTTCAAGAGCAAGGAATTATCATTCAAGAGTTAACAGCCAAAGTAGCAACCCTAGCAGCTAAAATCGAAACTCTAGCAGCTAAAGTCGAAACTCTAGAAGCTAAAGTTGAGATAATTTGCAACCAGTTGAAAACTATAGCCCCATTATTCCGTCATCCTCTAGAGTCAGATAACAGCTTACTGCTAGACCCTGACTATAAGGAAGAGTTACGGGACACACTTGATGAAATAGAATTCCACAGTGCTAATGACATTGTAACAAGCTTGCCAGAGTATGAAGAAATCCTTGGCAACTACAAAAATGCTCATGGTTTAGCAAGTGGTTCTGGAAAAGCCCTATCGGGTTTCTATGTCCAAGTTTTAGGATACAAACCTCGTAAGATTCAGTATAAAGCTGGATATCACAAGGACATTGAGAAGCCTATCTATGACTGTGTAAGCAAACTATACCAAGCAGGGGTCTCATAGATAGTCTCTAGCTTTGTGACAGTCTGTAAACTGTCACATTGTCTAGAGAATCAACCTAGCCCATGCTATGATAGTTGTATAAACACCAATCGGAGAAATAACATGGTATCACAGAAATGGCTTGAGCAACGATTTGACCAAATGTTCACCATGATTGAGGCTCAGTCTCAAGATATTAAATCCCTCACGAAAAAAGTTCAAGAGCAAGAAAATATCATTCAAGAGCAAGGAATTATCATTCAAGAGCAAGGAATTATCATTCAAGAGCAAGGAATTATCATTAAAGAGTTAACAGCCAAAGTAGCAACTTTGGAAGCTAAAGTAGACATAATTTGCAAGCAATTAGAAACTATTGCGCCTTTGCTCCGTCATCTGCTAGAGTCCGAAAACAGTTTGCTGCTAGACCCTGACTATAAGGAAGAGCTACGGGATACACTTGATGCAATGGAGTTTTACAGTGCTAATGATATTGTAAAAAGCTTACCGGAGTATGAAGAAATCCTTAGCAACTACAAAAATCCCCATGGTTTAGCGAGTGGTTTTGGTAAAGCCCTATCGGGTTTCTATGTCCAAGTTTTAGGATACAAACCTCGTAAGATTCAGTATAAAGCTGGATATCACAAGGACATTGAGAAGCCTATCTATGACTGTGTAAGCAAACTATACCAGACTGGACTGGCATGAAATTTGACTGTGACGACCTGGATGTGGTCTCTTGGGAGTTTCCATCCTTTGGGTTAGCTTGCAGGTTCGCGCAAGAGACCTGGGATAATAATCAATGTGAGGATTATCAGGTAACTGGAAATATAGTCCTCCTAAAAAATCCAACTCAGTTTGACGTTATAATGGAACGGTACAGCCGTTTAACAGAGGATGAATGAATACACCAGAATAGAGGTTCTAGAAAACACGCTAGCTAAATACCAGAAACTGTTTATCCAGTTGCAGCCCGTGTTATCAATGTTAGTCCGCAAGTATGCCGATGATGGACGAATATCTATAGAGGATTATAACACCATCAGTGATATGCTTATCGATTTATACTTTGACCGTCCAATTACGGAGACCAATAATTATGATGAGTAAAGATTTCTGGACAATGTTTCTAGCTTTCTTTCTAGCAACATCTACAGTCTGGGGAATAGTGTTAACAGTGGAGCACTATCACCCGAGAAAAACAGACTGTATCATTGATGGATTTCACCTAAGAAGGTAATCAGGATTGACCTGGGCAAGTCTATAAACTGCCTAGTGTTACAGTCTGGAAACTGGCACAACCTCTTTGCAGGAACTCGTAAGATACGCTATATTGGTAGTATAGAAATTAGGAGAATCACATGGTATCACAAAAATGGCTAGAACAACGCTTTGACCAAATGCTCACAAGGTTTGACGGTCTTGAGACAGAAGTCCGTGAACTTAAAACTGAAAATAAATTTCTTCGCTCCCAAGTGGAAAAACAGGGATTAATTATCCAAGAGCAGGGACTACTCATTCAAGAGCTATCCGCAAAAGTCGAAACTCTAGAAGCTAAAGTTGAGATAATTTGCAACCAGTTGAAAACTATAGCCCCATTATTCCGTCATCTTCTAGAGTCAGATAACAGCTTACTGCTAGACCCTAACTATAAGGACGAGTTGCGGGATACATTAGACGCTATGGAGTTCTACAGTGCTAACGATATTGTAACAAGCTCGCCAGAGTATGAAGAAATCCTCAGTAACTACAAAAACGCTCACGGTTTTGGAAAGGCCCTATCGGGTGTTCTAAGTTTTCAACCACGAAAAATCCGTAACAAGGCAGGGTATCACTCGGAACTTGAAAAGCCGATCTACGATTGCGTTAGTAAACTATATCAATCCGGATTGTCAACATACAAGGTAGGGTAAGACTAGATAGACCTGGGCAAGTCTATAAACTGCCCATTGCTGTCTTTACAAAAATATAGCCAATGAGTATTGTTACATTCCCGGAACGTGTCCAAACTTACCTAAATAAGCCTAATTCTAAAAGATTACCATTTAGCTGCACATTAGGGGTTTTGTCAGGTACGTCTAAAGTATCAGAGATATTGGAATTTGCCACTCACTCATTGAAAGCGGGCGCAGGGGTTAAAATTGTAATTGATGAAACATACAGACTCCCCAAGCCTAATGATAACCTAAACCTAATGGTAATTCTAGACCCTGACCATTCTGACTGGAATTTTCTAGAACAAGATACAGGGGGCAATGTCTGGGGAGAAAATTATATTGACTCAGCCCTTAAAATAACCGTAAAAGACAATATCACATCTATTGCAGCCAGTTTCCGGGCTATTGAGAACGCTGTAGTAAACGGGTATAAGGATATTGCAATCGACCTATCGGAACTACGACCAAGAGATAGTGTAAACTCTGATGGCATAATAGCCAGTGGCCCATCCCAATTTATAGATATTTATCATGCTTTAGAGTATTACCTTAGTCATGGCAGCATTCACTCTCTGCTTAGGTTATTAGGTGTTTTAAATGATGTTATCCTGCGAGGAGGTCAGAAAAAAGGTATTATCACAAGTGCTATACATAGTGCTAGCCCTTATCTAGAAGATTATCTAGATGTCCCATTAGTCTCATTGCGAGGTTCCCATAAGAAAGGGGTTATTCTCCACAAGGAGTGGCTTGGTGATGATATTATGCAGAAAATCTTCGACAAGATTAATACTGAGTCTATGTTTATTCAGAAAGAGAATGAGGATTCCGAGCTATACAGTAATGTATGTATGGGAATTAGTCTAAGGGATAAGGGTACTTGTTTAATTGGGCGTGTCAACCTGGGTCAGGTTACGGAATTTAGTCAGATAGTCCAGGCTTATAAAATGGCTACTTATAAGACAATGGAAATCATGCTATCGTGGCGCAAGACCAGCTCTAAAGCTAGCACCTGGGCAAGTATTGAGGATGACTTACAGGTAGCTATTGACCCTATGGGGCTAGCTAATCTATTAGCAAGATTTGAGTATTCCTATGAATATTTTGTTAATGAGATGTCTAGTCCTAATACCACTGACAGCCTAATTCTAGCACTACGGGAAGCATATAAGGAGTCTACAAAGGTAGCTGATTTGTTCTGCGAGGAGAATGGGCTACCAAAGATGGAGCGAATTCATTGTGTTGAGCCAGCTCAAACCCATAGTTACCGGACAGTAGATGTAGACGGGTATACAACCTGTCGGGGAATCTGGCCACCTTTCTCACGTATTGTAAACCGTATGTCAGACAGGGAAGAAATTTCTACTTTTGACCATGGGCCAGTAGAAACAAAGATTTCCCCTGAGCTACATTTTGAACTCTGTAACCAGTGGCAAAAAATGATGGATACCTATGGCCGCCCTCACACAATTAGTTACGATACTTGGGAAAATTTTAATGCTAAAGTCTACAAAAAGTGGTATAATAGTTACTTAAGAACACTTTACTACAACTTCACTGACACCTACAATGACGACTATGCCCGTAAACGGGTAAAACAAGTTAGCTTGTGTAGTGTATGTGAAGCATAGACCATACTATCTAAGGGGGCTAGTCCCCCTAACCATGATGAAATTATTAGACCAATTGATTGAAAAGTTCCCCAACAACCCAGATATATACAGTCGATATCTGGGAGAGCCTAGTCTGCAAGAACTCGTTTGGCGTTTAATTGAGTCCTACCAGATGCCAGAAGATTTCCTATTAGGAATGAGTATCCGGCAACAGTTGTCAGCTATGATGGAAGCATTGACAATTGCTCCCGAATTATACAAAGACTATCAAACCGAGTACTATCTCACAATAGATGAGCACATATTAAAGGCTCGAGTAGCTGGTACAGGGCTAGATGATGTCCCAGCAGAAGAATTAAAGTTAAGTGTAGTAACTTCAATTATCCAATTAGACTTAGCCTCATGGCTAGAATTGCAATTAGATGCCATTTCAACTCTCTACGGTAGAGCCATTACCTAGCATTGCTTCTAGTAATAGAAGTGTAAAGGTAACCCATACAACAAACCTAGCTACTTCTGACCCGGTTCGAGTAGCTTTTTTAACGTCCCCCCTAGAGTATGAAGCTAGGCTACTTATCCAGAAAATATTAGATTTAGAAATTCAGACACGATATGACCTCTATTAACGATTTATATGTATCACGCTGTCACAAAATTGGTGACCGTTTTGTGCCCCATTTCTGGAATCCAGAACCAGTTAATTACTATCAACCGTGCCTGTACGGAGATTCTAGAAAACCAGCTAACCAAGATGAGATAGGAATTCTAAGGAGAATTATTGGCATAGGACTAGAACTGGAAATAGAAGCAGGTAAGCTTGTTTTAGCGGGTTTAAATAAGGAGCTACCTACCGCTGATAGTGCACTAAAGCCGTTACTGAAAAGCAATGCAGCCGATGAGTCCCGACACTATAAGGGGTTTCAGAATGCAGCGAAAACTTATGGTAGTGATACCCAGGGTCTAGGTGAAATAGTTAAAGAGTGGTTAGACCTAGCGGATAAAACCCATCCTATCTATGTTACTGCTGTTCTTGAATCTAGTCTATTTTTAGTGACCTTAGGATTAATGAGGATAGCAGGGTCACCTTCAATTACACGTCTATCATTTGAGATAGCCAAAGATGAGTATCGACACGCTGCCACTAACGTTGCAGTTAGCAAGGCATTAGGTTTGTGGGAATACCAAGACCTTCTAGAATCATCCTTAGAGTGGTTATTTCAGAATAAATCCATAAGACTACATAATAACAAAAAACTCACGTTAGACGATGGATTAAGGTACTCTAGAGAGCTATTTTATAACTTAGAGTCACCGGAGTTAGACAGCTTATCGACTTACTCCACTCATAACCTTCCTTTTGAGCTAAGAAATGATTATATGTACACAGAGAGAGTTGTAGATGAGAACTATAGCATTGCCTAAATCCGTTCTCGAGAGTATTAGAACTATCCCTGAGGGAATTATGTGTAGAACTATCCGACAGTTTGAACCAACTGGGAAGGAAGGGTTTCTCAAGACATTTCCCCAGGGGTATTCCTTATCCAAGGATTTACTTCTAGAGTACAGTGATAGCCACCTCCAGACCCTGATGAGGCTGCTTTTTACTAAAACATCACCAGAGCACTGTTATAGGGATTATCTGTACCACACCTATCCAACAGCGGAGATGGAGGTACACCTAGAGTGCGGTATCGTGGATATTATGACCAGCTCCCACTGCATAGAGGTAAAAAGGGCTAAAACCTGGAAGCATAGCCTAGGTCAAGTCCTAAGCTATGCTTTTTGTAGTGGTAAATTACCTGCTGTGGCTTTAATAGGGGAGATACCGCCAATAGCCCGGGATATACTATCTTATTACCAGGTAGACATCATAGCGTTACCCTAAGTATACATATCATTCGTACTGCCACTAAGATGCAGATAAAAAGTACCAACGTAGGCGGGAGGTAAGTAAATAATAAGTACCAGAGGAAAATTCTCAATAAGAGAACTATCGTCTTTAGACCCCACTCAAAAGGTTCCCGGATAAACAAATAGTCAATAGTTTTTTCTAGCATGGATTATCTCGATAACTACCCTAATTCTAGCATAGACTTAAACCAAAATGCAATACCCAGCAACATTGGAACCTATTCAGCCATAGTAACTGGGTGGACTGACCCCTCAAAAGTACCATGGGAACTGTTCCCTAACTCCCTAGTCAGAGGGCATCTGTACTCTGTAGCAGGGGTTGAGAGGCTAATAGTCAACTTGAGTCATAACCCTCAGGTGGACAGAGTGTATCTGCTAAAACTTTCAATATACGATAGTAACAGTGGGTCTATAGACTTAGCTAGTCAACGCCTGAATGATATTGGGTTTCCCTATAGTGTAATCACTGACCTGTCTGAGGTTCAAAAGCTAGATTATGGTAACAGACCTAAACTTGAACCTCTAAAGCCCCTGACTAGTGTAACATCGTCTGATACCAGCATGGATGGACTAATAGTAAAAGGTAGTAACCTAGACCTGATGCAAGCCAAGATAATGGATTATATTTTAAGGCTGGGGGAGTATAACCCTGTTAGAGGTTTCACTGCATTACCTTGCATCACATCCGTACTACACCCTTTACCTGTACCGGAATATCACCCGTACTTTGACCAGTGGACAAGACCACGCCCAGATAACACTGTGGAGTACACCTATGGTGACTTCTTAGCGAATAATCTAGATATTCTCGCTACGCTGGACAATAGTACACAACGTGTGATACACCTAGAATTAGACTCAAAACATCCACCTTGCCTTGCCATGGTACAGCGGTATAGAGACCGCCTTATAGCAACATTCCGGAGCCATGACATTGGGCAAGCCTATAAACCAAACCTAGAGGCACTCTGTTACCTAGCATCCAAACTAGCAGATATCAAGACACTGATAGTAGTGTCTAACGTGCCACACCTATATGACTGGGATAGACCAAACCTTGCTGCTGGGTTTGTTCCTGACCCTATAGGGAATTTCACAGTTTATTACCTAGATGGTAAGTTCTGTATAGAACAGGACGGGTCTTTGATTGTTCAGGCAAAAAGTAGAAGGGGGATAGTCCGAAAACTAGCCCGATTATACCCACAAATGGATTTAGAGCATTCGTTCTACCTATTTAGCCAAATTGCTGCGAGTAAAAAGTGTTGACATAGTCCTCAGTCCAGAGGGCATGTATAGCTGGTTCGTAAAAGTTAACCAGTCTATCTACGCAGTCTTGGTCTAGAACAGAACCGTCGGAGGATAGGGCTTGAACTAGGTCTAAATTAGCAGTGGGAGGGACAGTAACACGCCAGATTTCAGGGCTGCCTATAGGCTCACCGTTTGGTTTAAACCATTGACAAGAACGACAGAACCCTAAGCTCCCATTACTACAAAAGGTTATTGAATTCAGATTATATTTGTAATCCATTTTGATTATATGTCAGTAGTTACATATGTTCCAGAAATCCGCATCTCCATATTGTCAGCCATCTGATTATTGGTCACACTGGCGAATGACATAGTACTTCCAATAGTAACTTGTAATCTTAGGTTACCATCTGCTGCACTATACATAGTCAGATGCGAGTTCAGGGGGAATCCGACCGTATTTCTTAACCGGATGCTCCAGTTCCAGTCACCCGCCGCAGGCGGAAAAGGGAGGCCCCCTATCGTGACTGCATTTGTTGTATTGTCAGCAGCGGATATAGAGATTGTTGTATTATAGATATGAACTAAACCTCCAATTCGGCTATAAGCCCCAATTTGGGATGTATAAGTCCACCCTGTCCCCATTGTAAAGTAAGGAGTCCAGGAACCCTCCTCTACTGGGATAGTGGCTTCAGTGTGAATCTGCTGACCAAACACTCGCCCTATTTGTGTACTAGAGGATAATTGTAAGGGGTGTGGTGCACTCCATGACCCACTACCGTCTCCGTAATTAGTTAAAATATACCAATGACCTCCGCCAGCCATGGGCCACCAACTATCAAAACCATCATCATCCTTGAATCTAATGCTAGGGCTAGCGCCGTACAATACAAGGCCATCTGTAGATGTTTGAATTTTTGTGATATTCCCTGCTAAGGTAAAATCACCTGATGTCTGAACAACAGAACTAGGTAATACAGAGGTGGCTAATGTGCCGCTAGTAATCTGGCTAGCCGGGAGACTAGGGATTCTAGCCGTACCAAATACTCCAGATGAAATTTTACTAGCATCTAGATTTGGTATTTGACTAGCAGTCCAGACTGTACCAGTGTGTATATGGTTATTGAAGGTAGTAGATAGACTATCCACCTGTGTCTGACTAGCCTTACCCGTAATGTCTGAGGAATTAGTGCTAATCTGGTTTGCATTTAAGGTAACTTGACTCTGGATACCATCAACTTTAGCGGTCTCTACTTCTGCACTAGTTAATCGAGTGTCCAGGGATTCAATATTAGCTAGATTTGTGGTAGTAATAGACCTGAGACCAGGTATGTTATCAACTTCACCTATACCATCCTCTAGGACTGTAACCCTGTTATCTACTATATCTAAATCAGCTTGGTCAGCCTTATTACCAATATCAGATTGAAGACTTGATATCTGACTATTATTGGAACTAACTGAACTAGTCAAAGTATCAATATCGCTAGAGTTATCACTAGCCACTATCTCAACAGCAGCTACATCAGATTCAATCCCAGGTATTTTACCTACTGCCGTACTATGACTCTGAGTTAAGATATCTAAGGCTGTAATATTGGACTGGATATCTTCAATTAATAAATCTTGAGCTGCTTGAGAGATTTCCAAAGCATCTACCTTAGGTTGTAAGACAATAGGAGATGTATTCTCTAAAGCTTCTAACCTGACTAGTACCCCGGGGCTTAGGTCAATATCTTCAAATATAATATAATCAGCATAGTCCCCAGTTACGGTGTCACCGGGTATAGACAGACGGTACTTTATCCCCCCTGGATGCTCTACTTGATATAAAGCAACATTGTCCGCCTCTAGATTATTCCATAGGTCAATAGTAAAGTCACCGTTCTCATCTGGGGTTACTTCCCATTGAGAGCCTAAGTAGATTTTATTCTCAGCCTGTACAATTCCAATAGAATATAGAGTAATACTAAAGGCATCAGTTACAGGCTCATTTTTAGCATTAACTAGTTTTCCTGTTAAATTTGCCATTTTAGAAAATTACTAAATTGTTCCCATCTAAAGAATAAGAGTTACCTGTATATACGCCTTGTGGTAGCCAAGTGGTTTCCCCACTGGAGAAAGTATAGCTCCCATCAGACCCATTTTCGTTAAATGGTACAGGGTATCCTACCACTACCTCTAGCTCATCAGTATTGATAATGCGATAGTACTCACTAAGAGTACCATACATAGTTAGATGAACATCCCCATTCCCACTAGCCAACAAACTATGTCCATACCCTAAACCCTTCCCTATGAGGTCACCAGATATTACCATAGTCCCACCTCCATTAGGGGCTTGAATTTTGAAGCTGATTCCTATGCTAGCGCTGGCTGTGAAAATTAATCCCTCAGTACCAGCGGTAAATAGATTAATATCGGTTGCATTTATATTAAAGTTTGAATATGTTAATATCTGTTTCATTTTGTACACGGGCTACTTACTTAAAAAGTAATACCCCCTAGTTGGGGAACTAAGGGGTCTGATAATTAGATAGGATAGGTGTTTAATAGGAACTTAGCAACCTCATCAGGGATATCGTTAGATTTGATATCAATCTCCCCTTCCCCCCACAGAGGGTTTTTAGCAAGACGGGTCAGAGTAGAGTCTAACTCTGCTTCTGTGAGTGTTATCCGGGGAATCAGTAGGTTACGTTTCATTAGAATCTGTCCTTGGTTTCTATACTGCTACTATAACTTTCATATAGCTAAAAATCTAAGGAGTGTGTGCCAATTTTTTAACTGTCACATTACATAGTATACTAGTAGTAATACTGCCCCGGAAGTTTCAGCAGGCTGTGGTAGATACAATAAGGTATAAAGGAGAGACTTACCAATATGGAGACTATGATAAAAATAAATGGCTCAAAATATGAAGTGCACCAAGATTATACAGGAAAATGGTACATATCCAGGGAAACACTAGCTAAAGTATTAGACCTTGAGATAGGGTTTGAGTCTTTAGAACCTGATATAGTGAAACAGGGTGTCGAGTATTACCACCTTAGTACATTAGCCAGACTTATTACTGTGAAATCACTGAGAGATTCAGAAGTGTTTAATCTTTCAAATGCCCTGATTCTAGAAAGCCTTACGATGAGATGTGAAAGGATGTCTCCTATACCTAGCATATTCTAGGGTCACCCTAGGTCAAACTGACGATTGAAATAGTCCCAAACTTCTTTCTGCATAGCCGGTGTCAGTGATTTTAAATCTGGGACTGGCTTACCTAGTCTAGCCCATGTCCATTGTGCCTTGGACAAGCGCTCTTTAGGCATTGTCTGAGTATTTTTTCTCTCATACAGGTAATAGCGGATTTTATCTGGCATAGTTTCGGGAGGTCTGGTAGCCTGCAGTCTGTCTACAATTCTATGCATTTCTGAATCAGTCATCTCATTAAAAGATTTGCGCTTTTTAAAGATAGACTTCATAGCTTTATTAGTAGAGATTTTCTTCATCTGGGTTTGTGCTGCATCTACCCCGTACTTAGCTACAATAGCCAAATTCTCGACAGATGCCTTAGCCAAATCCAAGTTATCGTTCATACTCTTAAGTACACCTTTAGCAATTTTATTTAAAGTCTCAGGCTTTAACTTCTCTAGTTTAGAAGTACTCTTAAGTGCCCCAATATCTCTAGCAGCTTTTAGAACGGCTAGACTTTGGTCTTTCTTAGTAAAAGTATCAACAATCTCTGGTTTAGGGATAGTAGGGGGTGGTGGTGGGTCTTGAAGACCAAACCAGACCTTAAGGGATTCAGCAGTTTCATCTCTAAACTTAAGAAGTGGCCCTTTGTTATTAAGGTAATCATCCACCAGTTCATCTAGGGCGGCGTTGTAACCATTTATACCCTCGGTCTCATGCTTAACAAGAGCCTTTACAGTATCATGGATGTCCCTGTCTTTCTTATAGTTTCTATTTACTTCAGGGGAAGTCCATACCCAGTTCTCAGACCGATACTGACCATTTGCCTTTTGCCCTGCCTTAGCAACTCCGTGTCCCCCGCCTTTTGCTAAAGGGACAATATGGTCTAAATCCGCAGGCATTCTTAATTCCTTACCAGACCAAGGGTCTATAATAGTACCGTCATCTTGAGACTGTTCTAGTAAAGTTTTGAGCATTGAACGACGCATAGCATCAGTATCCTTATCCCACTCATCCTTGACTCTATCACCCTCACCTCTACCTGGTGCACCAGCACTTGCAGGTAAAAGCAAATCCTTTTGCTGGGTTGACAGAGCATCATAAATAGAGTCTACCTCTTGGTCAGACACCTGTCTAAGCTTCATTCTATCTAGCTTATAGACCCCTTTAGAATCATCAGATAGTCCAAAGTCTTTAATAGTCTTCCCAGGTTCAATCTCAGACTCTAAAATCTCCTTGATACGGTCAGGAGGTAGCCGTACGGACATAGCTGAAATAATTTTCCGGCGCTCATCAGCAGAGTTAGTAGATTCTAGGGCAGATATATATTTTCTTGTCTCATCATTTCTAACCTGATTCTGTTCCTTTAGACTAGCGCCTAGAGACAGAGTATTTAACAGATTTGCAGCTACAGCAGATAACTGGCAATCATCATTCTTATCTATACAGGTATCTCCACACGGTTTACCTTTTGAGCAGTTCTTAGCCATCTATAAACAAAAAAAAAAGTGGTATGTCTAGATATACCCTACTAGAAGTAATTATATGGAGCTATCAGGAGTTAGACTTATTAAAACCAAAGTTGAGCCAGACCTAGGACTAGAAGTTGACATTATAGACTCAGCTACTAATGAAACAATAGGGGAGGTTCTAAATACCTACCTTATAGATGATTGGTTATATGCTGATATAAATGTTAACAAAACTGTGGACTTCTCAGAATGGAGAGTAGTCCAGGAAGATGGCTTTATATCCAGAGTTTTCACAGGCCCAAAACCGGTTGAACTAGCAGAAGATGTCCTTTTTACCCAGTACACGCTAGACATAGGGGAAGTTGAATCGATAGCACTATATGCTTTGAGTGAGGTTTTACCAGGTGTAGCTAAAAAGGACTTTAAAGAGAAGCCTAAATTTGATTCTAATAGCCATATCAAAGGTCATGTACAGCTTGATGGGCAACAGTACTATTACGATATATTTAAGCACCCTACTAAGGGGTGGGTAGTTGATGCAGACTTGACTAATAAGCTAGTCGTAGAGCTTTCCGACCGGATAAAGAAGTTAGAAGCTAAAATGCTACTGCCGTTATATAATAACAAGCTGATTAGTGATACCATGAGCCAAGAAGAATTTCTAGACCTGACGGAAAACCCGTCATTTGTAAAGCTATGTAAAAGATTATCAAAGGGTAAACCTAGGTAGGATATTGTAATACATTTAAATACAACTATGGATACCCTAGCGTTAAGAAGACAGAATGAGGCTTATTTTGGGAATACTGATATTGCCATCTATCTCCCCGAGACTGAGGAAAGCCTATTAGCCACCTATCAGATAGATGATACAACAGAAGGTGTCCTAGTCACCATAAGTGCAGCCTATCAGCCCAGTACTAGTCAGTTAATTAGGGAAATCCAAGTTTTAGAAAAAGCTTACGATATCCCCACGGTTTATAACGTAGTGTGGCAAGGTCTAGATACCTGCACCCTAACCCCTAGTCCTGTAGGTATAGTAAACCCTGGGGATATCTTTAGTATTGATGGTAGTAATTATGAGGTTTCTAGTATTAACGGTAGTGACGTAACTTTTACTACACCAGTTAGTGAATTAAATGTATTCTATGCCTCTGTAGCCGTACCTAATGTAGCCTATCAATGGGAACTATCGGAAGATGGTGGTTCTACATGGTCTGTCATCCCCGGTGCTACTGATAGAAGTTACGCCCCTGTAGTAGATGATGTAGGTGATAAAATTCGTGTTATAATAACGTATGAGGATGGACAGGGAACTGTAGAGAGTCCGGCTTTAGCACCCCCAGAAAGTCAACCGCTTGTCATTTATCCTGTATTCCCGGTTATAGCTAATATAGCTTTAGATTTAAACCGGACTTATCAGGCTAATGTGCTAGCCACTTTATCAGTTGTACTGGAGTTTTCAGAGTCATAATAGCATAGGACTAGGTTCACATGGATGAATTCACCTTTAAACGGGAATTTGAAGATATTGCCTCTAGACGGAGAAATGCTAAACTTCAAAAAGCCAGAATAGGACTAGAACGGGACGAACTAGCCGTTAAAGCCGAAAATCTAAATTTAACTAATGATACCCTAAAGCTCGAAGGTTTAGATTTTGCTATACAACAAACTAGATTTACCAATGATGTAGCGAGAGAAAGGGTTAATCAGACTGAGGATTTGCTACAGTTTGAACAGGGGATGACCTCTCTGAAACAACAAGAGTACATGACTCAAGCTAAGCAAATCATGCTGAAAATAGAGTCATCTAATGCGGAGTTAACCGAACAAACCCAGCTAATAGCGGGTAAATACGGAATCACACCGCAGTTAAGGGGGTATGATGCTTAAACTATTCTCCCATGTTGGCTCAGAACAAACTTGGCTTCACAATATTGAAGGTGATGTTGTCAACACATCTATGGAGCACTACCTAGACCAGCGTTCTAGGAGAGACATAGTTGATGAGTTATCACGGTATGATAATACAATATGGATACCGCGTAATGGCTATTTTGATAAAGTTCAACCAAATCACGGCTATGAATGGTTTAAAGGTGTTGACTTGGAAGTTATTATCATAAATTTAGCTTTGTGGTATGACTACATCTCTAAGGATGTCCCTGAGCTATTCCAGCAAGCAAGTCGTACTACAGAGTTATATAAGGAAGTAGCCGAATACAAAACCAAGTTACTAAACACAAACCAGTATTATAGTAAGTGGCTAGGCTCTGAGAAACGAATTGAACTACTGACCCGAGGTATCAATGCCAAAGAGCTTGAAATCACTGATTTAAAATCAGAACATAAGCGCCAGTTAGATGCTAAGGATGAAGAAATAGCAGAGCTAGAGAAAAAATTGGTTGATGCCCGCAGGGATACCAAAAGCTATGAGCTGCAAGTTAGTGAGCTTATGAGACTTAGAGACCAAATCTCTAGAGAAAAACTAGAGTTAGCACATCAGAGAGCTGAAATGGCCACTCTAAACCCTGAACAGATGCGACGGGACATAGAGACTCTAACCATGGCGAATACTCAGCTAAAGGCTAATCAAGATGCCCTAATTAAGGAATTAGCCGAAGTAGATAAAAAACATCAAGAGGTATCAGAACTACTAGGGGACTCCCAAGCCGATATCAAAAAAGTAATTCTAGTTTACCAAAATGAGGGGGTACATCTCAGGTTTATTAAGGAAACGGAACTGGAAGGGGTTACTACCTGGGTATTTAGGAATCTAGGGTTAGGGATATCACCCCAAAGGGTGGAATCAGTAGCAGCTCAATTGCCATCTGTAATTACCTGGCTAGAGGATGTACCTAAGACCAGGGTTAGTAAGGGGTGTGTGGAAATTGTTGTGGACGGTAGACTAATTGAAGAAAAACTAGATTACCAGCAAAAGGAATGGTTGGTGGAACTGGCAAAATCTGAAGAGAATTTAGCCATATTTGCTCCCAAAGGTTCTGGTAAAACTGAGCTTGCTATTAACTATCTAGGTTTAGTAGCTAGCCAGGTTCCTAACTGCATAATTGAGTTTTTACAACCAAAGCCAGATGAGGTGTCCTATATTGACCTAGGTGGCTATATATTTCAGCCTACCTATATAGGGTTTGATGATTGTTATGCTGGGCTTAATAGGTTAGTTGAAGTTTATACCCAGAGAAACCAAGAAAAGGAACAAGCTATGAAATCCGGGGTGAAAATACCTAAACACCCTCCGATGTTTTGGATTATAGATGAATTCCAAGCCCTTGTAATGCATCTTGAGCAAAAAGAGGCTAAGGCATTGTGTAAAGATGTTATGAATGCAGTATCATTAGGCAGAAGTCTAGGTATTAATATCCTAATTATTGGGCAATTAGCAAACGTTACTACCTACCCAGGATGGACTAAAGCAGGCTTAAGTCAGTTTAACTGCGTCTATCTACAAGATGCTATACAGGTTGGTATAGATTATTCTAGGACATCTGGTGAGAAAAGTGCACTTGAGAAACAGTGGAATGAATACCTGAACTCAAACAGAAAATACTATGCCCTAGTTAGAAGTGCTGCTAGAAATGGTGTAATTTACGACTTGCCTAAACCTAGACAATACACTAACGCCCTAGAGGTTCCTCAACTCCCCCAACCTATAGAGGTAAGACTTGATAAATTTATTAGTTTAGACATGCCCAGAGGAACAGCTAAACTAAGACAGTCTGAAAACTCAAGCCTAGATACTAACGAAGACGGATTGGCAAAATGTAAAAAATGTGGTTCAACTAACTTTAAGGCTAAAAATGGGTACAGATTAAATCGCCACAACCAAATTAAGGTTGCTTGCCGTAATTGCAGTGCTGAGCCTATACTAGTAACAATAGACCCTACCTTAGATACTAACGGGGAATTGCTCGATTAGAAATTTCTTATTTCTATCCTCAATTAGCTTAAGACTATCCAGATAACCTGTTTTTACTTTCTCACGGCTAGTGTGAGGGTCTAATAGGTATCTGGTTATTCTTTTATGGCAGAGATTATACAGGGGCCAGTCCGGAGCTACTCTTAAGTCTAAAATGCTAGCCGCATCGTCTAGAACAGATTGAAGCATAGCAGTATCTACCGTGTCTACATCAGGGTCGTCTATACGGGTTAACTCAATAGCCTCCCTACGTCCAACAAAGGAAATAAATTGCTCTACTGTTATAGCCATTTCTGTGATAATAATATTATTATATGGGTATACCCAGTTAAGGTCAATTTTTTTAGTTAACTATGATTATAGAACTGGCTCTAACTTTGATGTTAAATTCTGAACCAATTCCTAACCCTGAGCCAGATGAGCGAGGTTCAGGTCGTATATATATGAGAGGCTCTGGTGGAACCGGGGAAGGTATCGCAGATGGGACAGGACAGCCCAGTGGTAGGGGCAGGTAATGTGCCAATTTATAAACTGTCACAGTCTGGAGTAAAATCTAGACTGTGTTTTCTATAATAGGGGTATAGACAGAAAACAGAGGATAGTGCCATGAACCAACTACCTAAGAAAGACGTATCACAAATTTTGCTCGATGGGTTTTTTAATTACCCTGATAAAGTTTTCTTACCTGCTACTGTGGGAATAGATAGCATCCTAATAGGCTCATCTGGGAAGTACAAAGTTAGCCATATAGTACAGGATAACGATAAATATATGGTTGTGGCTAATAAATTTATAGAACAGCCAATGTGGTACCATGTGGATAATCTACTACTAGACGGCTATGAAATAGATTTAAACTATGTTGACATAAATGATACAGACTATGTCATACTAGGGAGTATGGTTCCGGGTTTTAAGGGTTTCCAAATCTACCGTATAGCAAAACACAGTCCAGATAAGGGGTTGACAGTATATGCGACATCTCAATACAAAAAATGATAGACTCCCACTAATGTAAGAGCCTACCAATAGAATCGAACTCTACTAAGCTTAGTACTACACTAGGCTTAGTTTTATTATGTAAGTAAGTCAGTAAACAGGAAACCACCACCTACTTTACCAGTAGCCCCTAACCCTGTCAAAACTGGGCTTTGTTCAATGATAACTGGTGCAGTATACGTCTGGTTATCCTCATTAAACATAAATTTCTTAACTTTAGGATACCCCTCTAAGACATACTGATAGGCAAAGGACATATCAAAACGAGAGAAAGGATTACCTGAACCCGACATAGAACCTAAGCTTTGGGCAGAAGGTGCATAGAATAACAGTGCCTCTTCATCCATTAAATCAGCCAGCAAACCTGTGGTTTCATCTAGATAAACACGCTCAGCAACTCGAATACCTCTAGATAGTCGGAAATACCGGGCTAACATGGTGTCGTCTAGCATTTCATTGGTAGTAGGGTTATAATGGGATTTTATCTCATCATTATTAACCAATGCATTATAAACTTTTGGACTAACTACCATACTATTCGGCATTGCCCCAATCTGAGCACGAACAGCCTCCTTAGCTGCTAGAACATCTGCTAAAGGAGTACTATTAGCAGCATTCCATTTAGTGCTAACTGTACCTGTACAAGATGTCTCATAAAGGCTTGAGTCAGAGATTAAATCAATAACTGCTTTTTCACGTCCTAAAGCTAGCTTATCTAGAACTACACGAATAGCGCTCAATTGTAAGCCATTTAGTCCTACAGCTTCACTCTCCTCAACATGTTCAATGGGAATTGACGCTGCTAAAGCATCTTGGGTTAAAGAGTAGCCTGTGAAATCATACTGGGGAGTATAGGATAAAATGTTTGAGCCAGGAGTACGCTTAGTTTCTTCAATAGCAAAACTATCTTTACCAAACGTTACAACTTGACCTGCTCTGACAGGGGTTGGTACTGTAGGGGCAATAAACTCAGCTACCATAGCACCTTGCGGGATATACCCTTGTGCGAATTTGGTAAAAATCGGGTCTATACCCCGGACTTGTTTTAAATTAAGTGACATAGATTTAAATTATACAATTACTAGGGCATATCCATCTGCACTGGTCTTAAGTACAGGTAACCAGGTTAGAATAGCGTCTACAGAGTTTGAGGCTGTTCCCATCCCTGCAGCATCCACTCCTAAGAGTTCACCGACAGCAACGGTCTCACTGTCAGCCATTTTTACTGCTAAAATACCTTTTAAGTGTACTGTAACTAATTCCCCGCTAGCCGCATCAAAATCGACTACGCCTAGAAGGTTTTCTGTATCAGCATTGGCATAGGAACCGCCAAACGCTACAACTGTATTAGCGGTTAGTGCTTCGCCTGCTGTAATAGTGTAACTAAGTGTAGGTTTTTGTAACATTGTTTAGCGGTATTGGGTGATTAATTTTTTTGCGAAAGTAATCGGGTCAGAGTCATCTGGAGCGACCTCCTCAGTTTCAGCTTCAGACATATCAACGATTTCAGGGAGGTTTTGCACCAACTTTAGGGCTAATCCTGTTGTATCAGACTCTACTAAATCTACTAACTCTCCTAAAGAAATGATTTTAGGGGTGAGTCGGGATTCGTGTAAAGGTGTAACCTTGGATACAGTCTCTTGTCTAGAAATAACGCCCTCAAGTTCGCGTACACGCTCTGATAAGCTGACGACTTCGCCATTTACTAATTTAGTATCTACCGTGTAGTTATCATCATTAACCTGGGTTAGGGTGTAAGTATACTCTTTATCTCCTAAGGAGACAATACCGGAAATATTCCCGTTACCATCTTTTTCAGGCTCTCTTTTAAAGGATGAGGCAGTAATGCCTGGCAATGACTCAGACAGATTATATAGTGCTACGTGTTTTAAGTTCATAGTTTCAATCGGAACAATATTTGTTTCCTTAATTTGTTCTACCCCAGTTTCAATAGTAACTACCTCCGAGTCAGACTCAGCTAATGTAATATCTTCTAACCCCTTAACCTGAGGAGGGATACCACCTAATAGCCCTAAGTGACGGAATAGAGGGGGTTCGGACATATAGAACGATACTGAACGTTTAGGGTAAATTTTTCTCTCAATCAAGTCAACTAGACTATCTTGTACTTCTAGGTCAGCATAAAGGTTACCATCCTCCTCTCTCAAGGACTTTACCCACCCATAAGCCGGAGAGTTATCTTTTGGGTGACCTATAACTACAGGGGCATCATGACCGCTCTCTTTATAGGAACTGGCTAAAGCTTTAATAGTATCAAGAGAAGCCTCCGGACATGGCTTTAGTACATGGACATTTGAAATTGTCTTCATTGTGGTCATAGTATTTCATCTGCTTAGTCATACCCAAACTATAATCTGGAATCTAGACAATAGTAGGTAGATAACTGCACCTGCGTAGTATAATCTTGTACTATGAAATGGCTGTAATGGACTATAACATAATTGATAGTACATTTGAACTACCGGGGAATTGAGAAAATAAAATAGGCTCAAAGTACCAGGTAAAAGGAGTTTGAACTACCGGGGAATTGAGAAAATAAAATAGGCTCAAATTTTCAGCCAAAAATTACAGCGATTTTAGCAAAGTAGTA